CTCTCAGTACATTCTATTTCAACAACTTTTTCGTCTTCGATACGTGTTGCACCGATTGTCATTGATAAGAATACCTGGGTTGCGTAATTTTTGTCTGCTCTTTCAGAAATTCTAGTTTGAATATCTGAGCCTACAGCAAGGCCTATTCCAGATTGAGCAAAAGCTAAAACTAATCTGTTGCTAGATGAATTAGTGTCTAATCTTTCAGTTCTAATAAATTTAAAACCTAAGAAAGTATCTATATCACCTTGCACAAGTGCTTTAACAGAGTTAAAGTCTGCAGATGTAATTTGTGTTATTGCTAACAAATCTGATAATTGTTTTGATGTAACAATGCAATACCTTGGTTCTTCAGGGTCTACACTATTTGCATCTAAAATTTCTTTGGCTTCTATAAGTTTAGTTACTGATAAACCTGCAGAGCCATGTACTATTTTTTGTCCTGATGGTAAAGCTACTGTTGTGCCACCACTAACACCACCAAAAGCGTTTCCACTTGCAGCGTCAATGATTGCATCGTCCATTGCTCTACCCATAGCCCAAGCGCCAGCTTGTGCATATTCAGAAGATGGGTTGATAAGCATTCTTACTTTGTCTTCTTGGTCAATTAAATCTGCCCAGTCATAATCGTCCATAGTAACTTTTCTACGTGAGTGAGGTGTATCTACTCTCGGAGTGTCACTATGTCTTGATGTTCTTTTCAGTGCAGCTGTTGAGCCAATTCTTTCAAAGAAATGTGCTTTACCAGTTACTGTTTCTGTTCTAACGGCTTCTCTAAGCCTAGAACCCTTTTGTTGAGCTAAATGAAAAACATTGTTTTTATATTGCTCGACAAAAGCTGTAGTAATTTGTACTGACATAATCTGTCCTCCTATAAAATATCTCGGTATTTATCGTAAAACGGACACCTTATAGTAAACGCTACTATCAAACGGATTTTTGAGGCATCATGCCTACCATTTCTGTTATCCGTAAGGGCAGATTTGGTACGAGTATTGTATCACAATTATTTGCTTGGGTAAACTTTTTCAAATAATTGTTTCATTCGTGCCTGTGCATTTTTATTTTCTGGATGCATTGGATTATGATATGCATGGTTTTTGTCATTCATAATTTTGTCAATCTCATCTTTTGCATCTAATGGTGATACAGCTAAATTATTGTTTTGTGTATTTTTTGCCATATCTTCTGTTACTTCTGCACCAACACGCATCATAAATTTAATCAAAGCTGGGTCATTACCCGCAGGACCATTTAATAGATTATTTAAATCGTTATCTCCATACACTGATATTGCTCTTTGCGCAGCTTTCATTTGTTTTGTAAAGTCAAGGCCATATTCGTTTTTTAAATCACGCTCTACAACTTCTTTTTGCTCACTTAATCCAGCTTGCTGCATTTGTGTTTGTTTAGTAATTTGACCTGCTTGATATTCTATAAGTTTGTTAACTTGTTCGTTGTTTAAACCTATATCGTGCGCTACCTGTTTAAAGCATTGCATTTTCATCAAAATATTGTTGCATATCTTCTGGTACAGAAGTTTCATATTTTGACGGGTCTTCAGGCATACCTAATTTTGTATACAGTTCTCTTTTTTCCTCATCATTTTTTGGCATAGATATTGTACTGCCTAATCTTTTCTGTTGATGTACAACAGTTTTTGCAAGAGATTCTACATCTTTAAAATTTGCTAAAGTTGGGTCTTCTCTTAAATCTTCTGATAGCCCGGCTTTCCAATCTGTTTCAATTTGATTGTCACTTTCGCTACCAGACCCTAGAACAGATTCTGAGTTTTGTTCTGTAGGGTTATCTGCCACTTCAGTGGTCATTGTTTCGTCAGCCATTATTATTATCCTCCTTCAAAAGATTTAGTATTCTGACTACAACCGCTCTTTGTCCTTCTTTAAAAGCAGTTTCGTATGGGTCTTTTGTAAAAGATGAACGATGATAATACGCTTGTGTTAAATCTTCTAATACTACCTCGCCTTCTTTTGTGTTAAAAGTTGCCATGTAAAGTTTTTTTAGTTCCTTAATGTCTTCTTGCACTAAGTTAAATCCTCATAGTTTATATTAGGGTCTGATAAATCTTTTACTGCAGATGCTTCATTTCTTAAAGCAGATGCTCTTTGCTGTTGTTGTTCAATTTGAGCTTGCTGTTGTTGCTGCTCCATTCTTAATTGTCTAATTGTATCTACATCAGCTTGACTTCTAAGTACAGTTTTTGGAACACCTAAAAGATTGGCTCTAGTTTTAATTGCTTCATCGTGATTTATAAGGTCCATTATCGATGGGTCAATTTGTGCTACTGACATTGCTAATTGATATAATCTTTCTACTGCTATAGATTCTTCCATTCTTTGACTTCTTGCAAGTGGGCCTATAAATTCTATATCTATAGCTTTGCCTGCTATAATTTCTGGTGCTTGTCGAAATGCATTATTTCTTAACATAATACCAAATACTCTTTCTATTAGTGGTTGTAAAAACTCTGACTGAAATCTACCAAGTGTAGGACCTAACAATCTTTGCATTAGCTCGTATCTTACTTGTACTTCTGTAGCTGTCATTTGTGGTCCTTGTTGCAGTTGTAATTGGTCAGAATAATATGCTTGCCTAATAGCTTGTCGCAGTTGATTTTCCATCATATCGGTTATTTGAAAATTAGCACCACCTTGAAACGGCTTTACTGCTGCATCGTTTCTTACAACTGTTATACCACCAGGTGTCATTCTAACTCTACCTATAACACCATCGTCTTGAACTAATAATGGTGGGTCAATAGCTTTTGCCCATGCTTTTAGTCCTATTTCTACAGCTTTGTTAAGAGTTTTGATATCTGGTAGTGCATTAAAAGATGGTGAACGTCCATATATTTCTCCAGTAGCTTTTGACCATCTTGGAACTAAATATGGGAATTCGTTATACCCAGACACTCTTACTATCATTTTGTCTTCAACACACATATGACATGAATGTATAGGTAATCTTGTTTGTGCAGGTCCAAATAATCTTTCATAATCTTCTGTAGGTTCTAAAGCATGTATAAATTCAAACTGTTTGTCTGGGCTTTGTTTTGCACCCTCTACTACTTTTGGGCCTAAATTATCTTCGCCAAATTCTTGTATAGCTTGTCTACCAGTTAATTTATATTTTCTAAAAAGTGTATCAATATATCCATCTACATTTTCTTTTATATAATATTCGTTTATATGTAATGCACTAAAATGTATTAAGTCTTGGTCAAAACCTCGATTGCCTTCTTCAATAAACAATGCTGCTGTACCTATTGAACATAAGTCAAGATACAATTCATGTACTTCTTGGTTAAAGTTTGTTTCGTTAAAAACGTCATACATTCTTTTTGCAGAATCTTCTAACCATACTTGCACATCTCTGTCTGTATTTAGTTCTGTATCTCTAATCTTTATGTGAAACCATTGTAAAGATGGTGAAGTTAAGGTGCCTTGTAAAGATGCTGCTAATAAATTGTTAGATGTAATTGCTGTAGAATCAAAAAGTTTTTCTGTACGTTTTTCGCCAACAGTACGTTGTGTAATAGTATCTGCTTTACGTGGCATAACATAGTCTAATATTTCTTGCCAATGGTCTTCCCATGTGCCACGGTCTGATTCCATTTTGGCTAATCTTTTTTGGTAATAGTCAAATTTTTCCATTAATAACCACCTAACATAGTTTGAGAAGTTTCAGCTTCTTCTTCTACGCCCATACCAGATGTTAATATTGTTTGTTGTCCACGACCTGCCATAGCTTGTCTAAATCTTTGTCTTTCAGCTTCCATTTGTTTTTCAGCTTCTTCTCTACGTCTTTCTGCAGCACCAAAATCTGGCATTTTAGGTTTAGGTGGACTAAATATATTTTTTATGAAACCCATTTACAATTCTCCTTATACATACCGTATATTGCTGCATCAACAAATTTATCTTTTACTCGCAACATGTCTTTCATTACACCTTCTTTAACAAAGCCTAAACCTGCAAGAAGTTTATTTATTTTACCATAATTATTATCACATGTAACTGTAGCTCTTTGACAACCTGCCTGATTAAACACATAATTAAAAACATTTTTAATAAATCTTCTTTGACACACTCTTGGGTTATCTAGTGCCATATGTAAAAAAATATTATGTCCATTGTAATCTGTAAAAAAAACTGCGCCTACAATTTTATCGCCATCCATAAAACCTATGTACGATGATAAATTTAAATCTATTTCAATATGTGCTTTGTCTTTTATCCATTCATAAAAAACAGATTTAAGGTTTTCATCAAATGTTGCTTCCATTAATCACCAAGTAAGGTTCGTCCAACGCCTGCATCTTCTTCAACACCTTGCGCACCAGTTAGCATTGTTGAACTACCATACGAACTTGACAACTGACGTTGCGCTGTAGTTGTTGGAGTTATTTTTTGTAATTCTTTTGGTTCAGGTGGTGTCATTTTTCTTTTTGGTTTGCTTGTAACTGCGCTAGCTACACTTCCTAATACTGTGCCAACTAAACCGCCAACGCCACCAAAAACTTTAGCTATTGCTGATACTGCTCCGCCCATTATGCTTTCTTCCTATTTTTTTTATTTCTATTTTTTTTGCTGTTAGGAAAACCTGCTTTCATATTTGCATATGCTTTTGCAGTAATCGTAGACTTAGATTTAGGTCTACTTGTCCCAGCTTTTTTTCTTTTATTTATGTTTGCGTATAATCCTGGTTTTGCCATACGTCCTCCTACTTTTTCTTCTTTTTAGCCATAATAGCTTTTTTTAAAGATGGTGGTAAAGTTTTTTGTTTTTTTGTAAGTTTACCTTTACCTTTCTTTTTCATACCTTTTCCATAATGTCCTGGCATAATTTTGTCCTCCTAAGACTTTTTATTTTTTGCTGCAAATTTACGTGCTGCAGCTACACTTCCAAATCCCCATCTTTTTAAAGCTAATGCTTTTCTAGTAGGGCGACCTTTGCTATCTTTCATAGGTCCTTTCATGCCAGCAAACCTTGCTGCGAAACTAACACGTCTAGGATTTTTACCTTTTCTGACTGGCGCTTTAAGATTAGCTCCTTCTGTGCGTTTAAAATATGCACGGCCAGCTTTAGTAAGTCCTCCTTTTTTGCTTTTGTGTTCTTTCCTCATGCAAATATACTGAACTCTGTTTCTGCTTGTATGTCCATAGGCTCGTAGTTTCTAACTCTAGCTTTTCTTAAAGACATTATGCAATATCTCATTGCTGATATTATGTCATCATGTAAAGCTACAATCTTACCATCTTTTCTATGATACATACGTAATTCTCTTAATAGATTATCTTGATTTTTAAAAATTTTCAATCTTTTTGTTTGCATACGAGTATACATTTCTTGTATTCCAGCTTCAACTGACACACCGCCAGTTCCTTCCTTGCCACCTTTAGATGGTGGATTTGTAAAATGCTCGTGTGTCATATTAACACCCTCTGCTCTGTATTGTTCTGTAAGTGATTTACCAGAACCTTTGTCAGCTTGTCTGCCGTCCATTGGCCAAATAACAGGAATCCAGTTGCCTCGTGATTTTATTGCACTCGCATGCATTGGCACAGCTTCTTGTCGCATTGCATAGCTATCATAAACATATGCTATATCTGCATCTCTGTCCCATGCAATCCACACAGCTGCAGTTGGGTGATTCCAACCAAAATCTAAACCACATATTCTTGGCCAGTAGTCTGGAATCTCTACAGGGTCGCATACTATTTGGTCTTCCATAACAGGAAATACAAGACCAGACCCTAATTGTGGTATGCCTTGCTCTCTCATTTTTCTTTCGTGTGGTGGCAACGCTTCTAATATTTGCGCTCTTACATCTTTTGTCATATGCGGTGCATCGTCCCAACCAGCCTGTAAAAGTGCTTGGCCAGGTTTTAAATTATTCATAAATTGTGCCACTGTTTCTGTCATACCAGATTCTGGTGTAAATGTCATTAAGACTATACCGCCTTTGTCTGCTGTCCTAGTTATAGCTTGTGTATATATTGGAGTTGGCGGCTCTTCGTCAAGCCATACTACATCTACAGCTTCTCCCATCCATTTTTCTTTTCCCATTTCATATGCCTTGAATGCACACCTACTCCAACCTCCAGATGCATGTCGCACAACTAAAGAGTTCATAGCATTAGGTACACCAGGTTTACGAGTAGTTTCTCCAATATCTTCTAAAGGTATAGCGCCTGTTCCTCGTGCTGACGGGTCATCTGGTTGTCCTACTAATTCTTTTTGACAAACATCTCTTGTTGTTTCGTTAGATACACCACCTACCCAAGCTCTTATAGGTCTAGCAAATTTTTTACCTTTCCACCAATCTGGGTATTTACCTGTCAAATGTATAGCTATTTCTGCTGCACCACAAAATGATTTGCCTATTCTGTTGCCAGCCATAAGCAATCTTTGCGCACCAATAGTATTATGAAATTTTTTTTGATAATCATAAGGTTTGTATTCGCGCAATCTGTTTGTTAATTTTCTACGTTCTAATTCTTTTGCTATTTCTACAGCACGCTGTAATGTGTCGCTCATAAATTAACCTTAGTTAACATCTGTAGGTGTTACCACAATACTTTTTAGCAAATGTTGTAATTCTTGTTGCAATTCTTCTTCGCTACGCTTTGCAGTTACATCTTCTACTTTATGTGTTGTTTGATAACCTGTTCTATCCAAGATACTATTAATCGCGCCTAATTTAACACTAGGACTTACGCTATCGTCAGTTACTAACTCTTGTAATTTTTTTACAGCCACTGGCACAACGCCTGCCATTTTTTGTTTTGTAGCCATATCTATTTCGCTTGCTAGTTTCTTTTTCAGCTCATATCCTTGTTGCTCTGCAGTTGCTTCGCTATACCCTGCAGCTATTGCAGAAGCCTTAGCATTACCGCTCTCGCTAAAGTATTGAACAAACAGTTTTTGTTTATCTGTAAGTATTTTATGCATAATAGTAATATTATAACCTAAAGCTACAATAAGCAAGTATTTACTAC